AAGACGGCTTGGGATCGAGTTCCAAAAACCAGTCAAGAATGAATACGATTCAGACGGAACGCAATCCAGTGAAACCATTCTAAAGGTTGTCAGGGGTCACAAAATGACTCCTAGAGAGGTTTTGGAAGCTCACGGGTGATTATACCAAGGGGGAGCTTGTACGTGCCACAAGCAATTTTTGGAAGCAGACGCCTGAAGCAACATTGTATCAAAGCAAGATACAAATCAGGCCGTTAGTTGAAGCAGAACAATATGAATCATTGATGAATGACATCATCACACACAAGGAGCCATACCAAGCTAAGGCTCCTATTTTTGTGGAATCAGATCGCTATCTGGTCATTCCTGCTTTTGACACACATTTCAACGGTCACACATTCGACGTCTATGCTGAATCATTGAAGCGGCAGCTAGAGATCATTCAACGCGGCCACTACGCCAAAATATTGCTCATTCTTGGCGGTGATCTTGCTCATGTGGATAATATCAACTCAACCACAGCAAAGGGCACACAGCTCGAAACAACTGACTTAGGCGAGACTGTGAACGAAATGGAGCAATACTTCGAGACGTTGATTGAAGCAATTATCAAGAACGCCAATGAGTGTGAGGTCATGTATTGTGCCGGAAATCATGATCCGTCAGTTGGGTATATGTTCGCACGTCTATTGAAACGTGCCTACAGCAACCAGCCGAACATCACTTGGGATATATCACTGAAGCATTACAAAGGTGCAATGTTAGGCCGCAACTTCATTGGTGCCACTCACGGAGACAAGGGCAAGAACAACTACCTTGCAAAATACCTAGATGAGTTTGGATTCATGCTAGGCACAGCACAGAATCGCGAACTGTTCACGGGGCATCTCCATTCAGAGATGAGCAAAGACCTAGGCGGATTCGTTCAGCGTCAAGTGTCAACGCGCAAGCCAACCGATCAGTGGACTGATGACATTGGCGTGGTTGCTCATAAAACGTTTGAGCTGGTCGAATACAGCGATCATGACACCCGTGCCATTTACTATGTGTGAGGTGATTTCATGGCTCAAATGATTACAACAAAATACGGCGTTTACATGCCGAAAGTTGAAGCGTGGACCATCGGCAAGATTGACAGAGAAATTGTCCGTTCACGCTCTAATCAAGTTAAGACGCGAGGCGGATACGCACATCCTGAAAGTAAGGTATGCTTGTCAAAAAGGGGGTGGATACTGTGGCATTCCACTTGCCGTCACCAAAAGACGTCTATAAGAACCTCAAGGACAAGTTGAAAAAACAGCGGGACAAGACCAAGGCTGATAAGAGGAAACAGCCTAGTAAAGACAATCCAGGAGTAACAACAGCTTAATGAATTATAACCAGCGATAGCTAACTAGCTACCGCTTTTTTAATGGAAGGAAGGTGTGGTGATATGTGATGGCTAAAGGGAAATATCAAGAGTGGCAGACACCAGAAAAACTGGCTCTCATAGAAGGGTGGGCCCGAGACGGCCTCACTGATGAACAAATAGCCCATAACATCGGTATCAAGAGGCCAACACTTTATGACTGGAAGAAAAAGTATTCTGACATTTCTGACGCCCTAAAGAGAGGAAAAGAAGTTGTTGATCAAATGGTTGCTGGTTCACTAGTCAAAAGGGCTTTAGGCATGACCATCACTAATACGACTTATAAAATGGTTCCTATTCGAGATGACGTATTGGAGGCAAAAAGAGCTAGGTGGCGAAATGAACATCAGATTGATCATCCAGAGTTCACTAGGAAGGAACTTGTTCAAGCATCAATTGAGAACGTTCCTACTTACGAAAAGATACCAATAATGGTCAATGAGAACGAACTGGCACCGGATACCTCAGCCCAAATATTTTGGTTGAAGAATCGCAAGCCGGAGCTGTTCCGTGATCAAGCATTCAAGCGATTGAACGAAGCACAAGCCGAAAAAGTGGCCGAAGAGGTTCGCAAGTCTAAAGCTGAGGCTGACATCACGGAAGCAAAAGCTAGCGCTTACCGCACTCCAGAAGGCCAAGATGGAGGACTAAACAAGCTTTTGGCAGCAATTGATGAGAGTATCCCAAATGGTGGTGATGTCAATGACAACTCCGATTGATCAATTCAAAGGGAAACAGTTAGATATCATCAACTGGTGGCGCCGCTATCCAGACAAGCAGACTATCATTGCTGATGGTGCTGTGCGTTCCGGAAAGACGTTTGCGATGTCGATCAGCTATGTTCTGTGGAGCATGATTATGTTTGACCGCGAGCAATTTGGCATTGCCGGCAAAACCATTGGATCATTACGCCGAAATGTTATCAGGCCACTCAAACAAACATTGCAACAAGTGGGATTCTCGGTTGTGGATCGGCGTTCAGAAAATATGCTGGAAATCAGCCTTGATGGAAGAACCAACCTATACTACTTATTCGGTGGTAAAGATGAAAGCAGCCAAGATCTGATTCAAGGGATCACACTTGCCGGAATGTTCTTTGATGAAGCAGCTCTCATGCCACAGTCGTTTGTCAATCAAGCGACAGCGCGTGTTTCCGTTACTGGCGGCAAATACTGGTTCAATATGAACCCAGAGGGCCCGTATCACTGGTTCAAGACTGATTGGATTGATCAAGCAGACGATAAACGCGCATTGCGTCTCCACTTTGTGATGACGGACAATCCAAGCCTGAGCGATGAAGTTATTGACAGGTACGAACATATGTACTCAGGAGTGTTCTACCAGCGATATATTCTGGGACAATGGGTTCTGGCTGATGGAATTGTCTACGACAACTTCAATAAAGACGAGATGGTCAGCAATCCAAGCCAGCAGCCAAGCCGATACTATGTCAGTGTTGACTATGGCACACAGAACCCCACAGTTTTCTTACTTTGGGGTAAATGTGGGTCTGTTTGGTATTGCCTCAAAGAGTATTACTACGATGGACGGCATAGCAGCAGACAGAAGACAGATGATGAATACGCTCGGGATTTCAGCCAATTTGTCGGTGACATACGCTGTGAAGTGATTGTTGATCCATCAGCGGCTTCATTTATTACCAAATTGAGAGAACGCCAGTATCGAGTTATTAAAGCTGATAACGATGTGCTAAACGGCATTAGAGAAACGCAAACAGCTATGAACTCTGGTGAGATCAAGTTCACACCTGGGCTAACTAATCTGTTCAAAGAGTTCGCTTCTTATGTGTGGGATGACAAGGCCAGTCAAAAGGGTGAAGACAAAGTGGTCAAGGCACATGACCACGCAATGGACGCCATGAGGTATTTTGTCATGCAGGTAATCAAACGGAGAAATGCAGCTCATACGTTCAAGAACACAAGCAAATACTTCTAAGGAGGTGGCCATCATATTAACAGTTCAAGGGAAAGGCTCAATCACAGACGGAGATGTGTTTATTTTCCCGACTGATGAAGAGCTAACTGGCGATGACATCAATGCGTTTATTACCGCCAATGATGATCTAGCTAAAAACAAGTACCTTCCAGCAAAGAAAATGTACCTCGGTCAGCACCAGATTATTGATGATGCGAAAAAGGACCATGGGCCAGACAACCGTCTTGTTGGCAACTTGGCTCACTATATCGTGGATACCTACAACGGGTTTTACATTGGCATTCCACCGAAGATCACGCTCGACAACACACAGGACAATACTGTGCTGCAAGAGTGGAACGACACGAACAGCGTTCAGGACAAATTAAGCGAGATCAGCAAGCAAGCATCCATTTACGGACGGGCGCTTGCTTTTTTGTACCAAGACGAAGACAGCAAGACGTGTATTGCGTACAGCTCGCCTATCAATTCATTCCTCATCTATGATGACACGGTAGCACATAAAGCCGTTGCGTTTGTCATGTATTGGCATGATGATAACAACAATTTAACTGGCAAGGTGTATATGAAAGACGGAATATACGGCCTTGATATGGTTCGCTTTGAAGGGACAGACGGATTTAACCCATTTAACGAAGTGCCAGCTGTTGAGTTCTTCATGAACACCGAACGTCAAGGAATCTTTGAGAACGTTGAGACGCTAATTGATGCACTAGACAAGGTACTAAGCCAGAAGGCGAACCAGAATGAGTATTTTGACAATGCGTACTTGGTTCTCAAAGGCCTGAAACTCGATGAGGACGATGACGGCAACCCCAAACTCGATCTTAATGGCAACCAAATCATCTATGCTCCAGACGCTGATTCTGCTCAAGGCGTAGCTGAATTTCTGACCAAACCTGATGGCGATGCCATTCAAGAACACCTCATTGACCGTCTCATCAGCATGATCTATCAGATTAGCATGGTTGCAAACTTGAACGATGAAGCATTCAGCGGCAATAGTTCGGGTGTCGCATTGCAGTACAAATTGCTACCGATGCGCAATCTGGCGGCCAACCAAGATCGTAAGTTCACCCAGGCACTCCGGTCGCTTTACAAGATCGCATTCAGTGTTGGGACAATCCTTCCAGAAAGTAAATCTGATGACTGGCAAAAGCTTAACTTCGCATTCTCGCGAAACCTCCCGGAGAACATTACCGACGAAGCGGACGCAGCTTCTAAACTCAAAGGGCTTGTATCAGATCAAACCATGCTGAGTACCTTATCATTTGTCGATGATCCAAAGGCTGAAATGAAACGCATCGCTGATGAGGCCGCCCAGAAAGCAAAAGACGCTGCTGCTAACAGTCCATCAAGTCCAGACTTCCAGAAATTTCTGAATGGTGGTGGCAATGATGACAACAACGACTCAACAACAGATAGCGAGTAATTCTGCGTACTGGAATAAGCGAACGGCCGCTGAACGGAAGTGGATTGTCGAGAACCTTGAGAATGACGAGGCGTTTAATGCCCGAATTAAGGAATATTTTGGCAAAGCTTTAACCAACATTCAAAAGGATATTGATTCAGAGCTTACCAAGTATGCCGCATATAGCAACGACAGTATGGCCGGTGCGCGTCAAGCAGTAATGGCCACCGATATTAAAGCTTATCAAGCGGAAGCAAAGTCGATTGTCGATGATGCTAGAAAGATGTACAACGGCGAGCCGCTAAAGTATTCCGACTTTAGCAAGGATGTCAATGATCGTCTCAAGCTATACAACGCTACCATGCGGATTAATCGCTTAGAAATGCTCAAGAGTGAGATTGGTCAAGAAATGCTTGATGCACACATGAAAGTGAACGCCGATCTAATCTCAAAATCGAGCGATGATTATCAATCCGAGATCAAACGGCAAGCCGGAATACTTGGAGAGACGGTATCTAAGGGCGGCTACACTGATTTAGTCAAGTTGCTCTCCAAACGAGAAGGAGATTACACCTTCTCACAACGCATTTGGATCAACCAAGACATTCTAAAGGCTGAACTGGATGAACTGCTGACATCCGCCACCATTCAAGGACAGAGCCCACTAAAGATTGCTCGCAAATTACGAGACCAAGTAGCGGACAAAGTTGACAATTATCGGTATGTGACAGAACGAATTGCACGTACTGAGTCAGCCCGGGTTCAGACGCAAGCTCAGCTAGATAGCTTCCACAAGTTTGGTTATAACTATTGCAAATGGGTAGCTGAACCAAGCGCATGTGATGTGTGCAAGGAGATTTCAGAAGGTGGGAGAACTGGTGAAGGCATATACAAGGTTGATGATGTGCCGGATATTCCCGTCCACCCAAATTGCCGATGCTCCATTGCGGCATATGCGCCAGATGATGAATCCGACGATGATTAGGAGGAAATAATGAAACTGCCAGAAAAAGTGTTGATTGATGATATCGAATACAAGGTTGAGGAAGTCGGTCACAAAGTGCTTCAGCTAAGTAGCGAAGACTTAAAAGGCGAGTACTGGGGCGATACGCGTTATAAGCAAGCTAGTATCCGTATATGTGAAGGCATGGCTGAGGACGAGGCCAAAATCACTTTAGTACATGAGATTATCCACGCAATCCTGCAAGAGAGAGGGTTCGACCAGCAAAACAATGACGAGGCAATGGTTGACGGATTGGCACATGCATTCCGTATGTTGGCAAAACAGAACCCCGAACTAATCAAGGAGGTATTTTCATGAACCCTGAAGATTTGAAAGCACGTGAAGACATTAAGAAAAGGTTGCTTGATTTGTCGGCAGAGGCTAATGGTATCAAAGATTATCAGCTGGGAGCGCTTATCCTGACCGCATACAATCGATGCGATGACAATGTGACCATTCAGGACGGTAATTTATATGTCAATGGCAAACTGATGATAATCGACAATGCGACACTTGCCAAGCATATGGGGCTGTCATTTACCGGTGACAATAAAGCACCATCCGGTAACGCGTCGTATATAAGCACTCTTGAGCTAAAAGATGATGGGCCGTATCTTAACGGGAAACCTATTAAAGGCCTCATTGATATGAACATCGATTCAAAGACCGGTGATCTTACCAAGGTTGTCATTAAGCTTGCTGCCAATGTTCACGGCATAGACGACATCAAGCAGAAGCACATTTTATACAGTTTCTAATCTAGGAGGAAATGCAATGAAATATCGTAAGAAGCCGGTTGAAGTTGAAGCATTCAAATGGACTGGCGGTATTGACTATACGGAAGACCCTGAGTGGATTGAGGAAGCAATCAAAGATGGCGTTGTCAGCTTTAGAGAAGAAGGATCACCAAAAGTTCACATGCTAATTGAAACTCTTGAAGGTGTTATGACCTCTCAAGTTGGTGATTACATCATCAAAGGCGTTCACGGCGAATTTTATCCGTGCAAGCCTGACATTTTTGAAGAAACATACGAACCATCAGGTGCTCAGGTAGATGGTAAATTGCTTGCTAAAGAACTGGCCAAACCGATTAAAAACGAGCTTGATAAACGATCTAGGTATGCACAACGTCGCAAAGGATTTTCCTAAGCCGCAGCTAGCGGCTATTTTTATGCCATCAAGTCCAAGCGTGACCGACTATAAAAGCTCCGGTAAATTAAGACGCAAGCCTGATCCGTCTAAAAAGCTGTGGAAGGAGTTCTTAACATGATTTCCAAGATTTTAATGCCGATGAATTTGCAGTTTTTCGCTGAAGATACTGGTGCTGACGGTAGTCAAGAGAACCAGCAAAACAGCGAATCTCAAAGTGACAATGGCACCAACACTCAAGACTCAGAAAATGACCAAGGCAGTTCTGATGAAAGCTCTGATCAGCATACCTACACCGATGAACAGGTCAATGAAATCGTCAAGAAGCGTCTTGCTCGTGCCGAGAAGGAGAAGCAAGCTGCTGTTGACGAGGCTGCAAAGCTGGCCAAGATGAATGCCGACCAGAAGAAGGATTATGAGCTTCAAAAGGCTCAAAAAGAACGAGACGAACTTAAATCACAGCTTGCCACCTATGAAATGGGCAAACAGGCTCGATCGATGTTTGAAGAGGCCAAGCTGACGGTCACAGAGGACGATTTGCAGCACGTTGTAACACCCGAGGCAGAATCAACCGAGACAAATGTTAAGTGGCTCATTGCGCATGACCAAGCAGTAGCTGAAGGTGTTCGTCAAGAGTTACTTAAGGGCAGCACGCCCAAGGATCACGGGTCAAAGTTGGAGACTCCAGGTGCAGCATTTGCTAAACCAACGGAATCAGCAGAGCCAAGTTGTTAACGACCCATGGAAACAAAAATAAGGAGGTACTTTTATGTACGCAGGTAAAAAGGTAACCGCATCCGAGATCAACTTCTTGGATAGCGAGAAATTCGTTTCATTCACTCGCCAAGCCGACAGTTCGACTAACGGTGTCGTAGATGGCGTATTGCCAGCAGGTTCTATCTATCCGAATAACGATGCAACGGCAATCGGCGTGACCATCAACGATGTTAATGTCAGCGAAGGGCCTCAACCGGTAGGCGTCATTGTTGAAGGATATGTGAACGCAGCTCGTTTGCCGGTTAAACCAGCAGCTAACGCTATCACTGCGCTGAAAGAAATCAAATTCAGCCACGTTTCTGACTAAGGAGGATTAACTTATGCCAGCTATTTTAGATTTATTTAATCAAAAGATGGTGCTTGATTACGTTCAAAACCGCCAGTATCCGCAATTACTTGGGGATACCTTGTTCCCATCAACCAAAATTAATCAGTTAGATTTTGAATTTCTTCGTGGTGGGTCTAAGACGCCTATCGTGGCATCTATTTCTGCATTTGATACGGAAGCAGAGATTGGTAGTCGTGAAGCGAGCGTTCAGGCCGCTGAACTTGGCTACATCAAACGCAAGATGCAGCTTAAGGAAAAGGACCTTATCGCATTACGCAATCCGCGCACGCCGGCTGAACAGAGCTACCTGACCAGCCTTGTGTACAACGATTTGGATGTTTTGGTTCAAGGCGTTTATGCACGTGTTGAAAAGATGCGCATGGAGGCTTTGGCAACTGGGAAGATCACCATTAATGAGAACAATCTCAACTTCAATGTTGATTACCATGTCCCAGAAGAACACCAAGTTGCCGCAACTACTTCTTGGGATGCTGATGGCGCTGATCCGATTAAGGACTTGCAAGACTGGTTTGCACTACTCGACTACGTGCCAACACGTATCCTGACTTCTTCCAAGGTACAGACTGCCCTGATTCGGAGCAAGGCATTTGCTGACTACTTCAAGACAGTAGGCCTATTACCTAGTGTTGGCAGTCTCAATGCAGTTATGCAGTCGTTCGGCTTGCCAACCATTGTTACGTATGATGCCAAGTACCGCAAGCAGGGAGCTAACGGTATCTATACCGTTGAACGGTACTTCCCAGAAGACACATTGGTAGCATTTGGTGATGACCAGCTCGGGCAAACCGTTTATGGTCCTACCCCTGAAGAGTCCCGGCTGATCGCAACTCCGGGTGTTCAACAGGACATTGTTGGCAATGTGTTCGCCACCGTTTATGAGACAACGCAAGATCCAATCGCAACGTGGGAAAAGGCAGCAGCCACTGCACTTCCTAGCTTCCCAGAAGCTGAGAACGTCTTGCAAGCCAAAGTGCTCGTTCCTACCACAACCACCACAACCACGTCA